CATAGACCGGATCATATGGAATATCAGTAATATAAACACCAGTTGGATGCTTACGCACAGGATCAACATTGCGCATTGACGCAGGAATATGCTTGATAACTGCTAACAGTTTGTCGCGGTCACCCAAGTCAATGTCAATGTCGGAGTCAATTTGCATTTTGCAAGTATTCTATCGCTCTATATAATCTGCTTATGTCTTCGTCTAATTGTCCGATAGTTCTATTACACGAGTGACATAAGTATCCTCTAAACTGTTTAGTGGTATGATTATGATCCAAACACCACGCAGAACGGTTTTTGCCGCCAGCGCCAGCAGCTTGTTCTTCATTTCGTTGACATATAGGACAGCAATAATCTTTTGGTGGCAGAGGCGTAATCTTTCGCAATTCGACTCTTTCCTTAGTAAGCTGCCTTGCACAAGATTTACATTCAGCACGTAAATAATTTCCACCGCTAGCGTTGCCAAACCTTCCATTAGGAAGTATTTGCTTACATTTAACGCAAGTTTTCATATCGCTTTCAGAATACAATCCGTCAAATAGGCTATTCATCGGATGTGAGTCATGCCTGCTTGAATAAGCTTCTGATAAGCCTTCTGCACAACAATAGCTTGACGCTCGGCATCTTCCACTGCTTTGTGACTTGTTACATGCCCGCCATCTTTCAATGAGACGCCAGCAAGGTCATAGATAGTGCGACAATCACGCACATTCCAAAACTGCCAAGGATACTTCATATCGTGGTCACGAAATGCACTTTCTGCAATCACGATATCAAAGCCAGAGCCGTTAGACCAAACCTTGTCGGCACGATTCCAGCAGAACTGATAAAGCTTTTCCATCGCTTCCTTATAGGAGATCCGATCACGGTCACCCATAGCTTCTTCAATAGCTTCGGGACTCTGTTCGCCCCACCAACGAAGTGTGTCATCGCTGATAGTGCGATTGAATACCTCAGTCTGTTCTTCCATTGTAGGACGAAGCTCAAGCTTCTCCATTACGCCGACACCGCGGGGGTCAAAACGCACAGCACCAATTGTAAGTATTACTGTGGAAACGTCGGTACTGAGTGTTTCCATATCGATCATAATATGATTAGCCATTAGAACTCCAAAAATTATCTAGCTTTGTAACATCTTCCACTATATCACCGTTTAGGTAATTAAGCAAGAGCATTGGGCGACTTTCGGGTAAATAATTTGGCATACTGCTATGCAACAATCTACAGTTGTACAGCAATACACTACCCTTTAGCATGTGTTGCTGTTCATGAAAATCCCAAAAATATTTGTTGTACGCGCCGTTGTAGCACAAATCAATATCCCAATCCGGCTCATGACTGTTCGGTACATAGCCCGTCGCTCCCATTTCAGGCGTAGTGTCTTGTAGTGATATAATGCACTGCACCCCTAACAGTCGCTCATCGGTGTTCCATCGTTTGAATCTATGAGGTGTGTCAACATGCGGATTTACTAGTTTAGTATCACCGTTAATTGTTACAATGTCACTAGCATAAAATACAGCATTGTCTAGCTGTTCACTTATAATCGGCAACAGTATATTATTGGCGACGATTACCTCTGGCCAATCCATGACCATCTGACTCCACCAATAACTAATGTCTGGCAAATCTTTAATTTTATCACCTTCTGCATATACCTTGCCTGAGCTAGTTGCTCTAACAGGATACAGGGTATCTAACTTACTATTGATACTATCAATTAAATCGTCAGGTATAATACTCTCAAGGAATAGATATCCCTCGCCTTCAGTAAGTTCATTCATTCGCTTAGCTTCCAAAAAACGTATGTTTTTTCGTCCAGAACTATATATCCCGAAACTTTGAACCACTCACCTAAATATTTAGGGCCACCTAATCTTTTGCGGCACCAGACTTCTAAATCACTTGGGCCCATACGCTCTGGACCAATTGGAATGCGGATGAAAGTTCTGTCTTCCCAAACGCCATCCACTGCAATCTTCTTCTTAATCTTCTGAGTCTGCGGGACTACATCAATGATATCGTCTTGCATTGTCATTAGCCCCATGTTAGCTTGAACCATATATAATCTCTCTCATATCTAAACTTGTATCTTAAGTTAACATTGTTAAACTTCCATCTGCAATGATGTTCACATTTCCCTATGTTATCATATATCCAAGTTAACATTTCAGTGTGTTTGTCCACCGCCGCGAGAATTTGTCGAGCCGGAATAATTACCTCATGCCAACCTGGCTTGGTATGTTCCCATCCATTTTTTTCATCATAATGATTCATTGCCAGGTTAACTTAAACCACATGTAATCTGCGTCTTCTTTGAATGCAAAGAACATAGTGTCGCCACCGCCGATGTTATTAATTTCGTAGACTTCGTAGTTACCTTGATGGTCCCAAAAGCCGCGATGCCAATCATTGCGCCATTTACCCTGACAGTTCTGTTCGCACCAGTCAACCATTTTTTCTATTTCAACATGATAGTTAACCCAAACCGCACCAGGACTATTATTACGAAGACCTTGCGGTTCTACTGGAAGTATATGAGGATAGCCATGATAAAAGGTATGGGCCCATCTAGCTCTGAACCCAACATCAGGGTCATACTTGCGTTCATACTCACGCCAAGTCTCACATCCATAGTTTTCTAGGAAGCGTTTCTCTTTGTAACCCTTCCAACGTTCTTTGAGTTGCTTAATCATGTCCATTTTAATAGAAACCATGCTATGTCTTCTTCTCGGTCGAATATGATAGTATCGCTGTATCCATGTCTATCATGCTCGATTCTTCCTCCCCACTTTTTTAATCCTGCTTTTATTTCAGTATCGCCGAGACTAAACAAAAAGTTAAACCACCACGGTTGAGTCTGATTGTTCTTATCGTTTATGCACAGAGTATACATCAGTTCCACCGTAATAAAAATGCTAGCCTATCTTGCTCATTCTTAAACTCTAAAATCATCCCTGTTAGTGCCCACCCCGGAGTGCATTGATTAGTCCAATCTTTAATCTCTTGCTCATTCTCAACATAAAACTTATAGTCAGCTACAATGACAAATGGCTTCATATGCTGCGGAGAGACTCTAAATCTCATCGGTATCTCAGTAGGAAGAACAAATATTTGTTTTCATCCACTACTTCAAATGATTGGTCTTGCCAATCTAACAATCTTAAACCGTACTCTGGTTCTGATATCTGATTGCAATATTCATTTGAAATGCCAATCTGCTTCCAATCATAGGACTTATCAATTAGTTGGTCAGTCCATGTATCAAACAATTTTTCATTCATATGAAAGTACTTGTTCATAGATACCCCAAAATAAAAGTCAGTGCTTCTTTCTTCTCATCAAAGATGAAGTCATAGTCCCAGCATTCCCTTGCAAGTCCGCGCAATCTATCCCGGCGATTGGTTAACCACGGCTGCTTGATATTACTGTATGTCATGTTTCGTTCACGGCACCAATGCCAAGAATCGGTTGTGTTTATCTGGCCTTTAACTCTGACACACCATTTCGGACCACGACGGACAACCTTATACTTCTTAATATCCTGCGGCATTCAACAGTTCCTTAACTTGAGAAACAATTTCATTGTTACGTCTAAACTTGATAGCCCACTGTTCTGGGTTGATGTAGTCAATAATCATCTTCTGCTGACTATCATCCAAATTGCTTAGAAAGTCAACTCCGCTTTCACTCTGATACAGCATCCATGGACTAATCTTACCAGTAGTCACTGCATAGGATAACTTATTTCTATTTGCATAACGCAGACAGTCTTTGGTCTCGATTCCCGAATCCTTAGCGATACCTATTGTAGTTTCAATGCTGCGGGCAATCGCATCCATTGCATCTTCGGTCTTAAGATAATCAATCAAGAAAGTAGTATAGTTCTTATCACTGCACCAACTATCAATCTTTATCTGATTCTTCAACAGCCAGTCAGCATAACGAGTAACGTTGATGCACTTGAGGTCAACACAGTAATGACCGAACTTCACAAATGCAATGTAGTATGCGCTTTTCGTGAAATCTACGTAAGTTTTGGGTTTCTTAGATGCAGTATTCTTTTTGTAGAATTCTACCCAAGCTTGAAATCCAATACGATTACCCGGCTGGTCTTTGTCTTGCCATCTACGCTTGTTTTCACAAAGGTGTTTCATCATCGTAGTCTCTCGCTGGAAACTACGATTGCAGAACTCACAGGAAAACTCGGTTTTAGTTACCGAGCTTCCTTTCGTATTCTTCGATTTCTTTATCTGTAACAAGCTCACTTAATAACTCAATCTCATCAAATTTTAATTCGGGGAATCTTTTAGCAAGATACATCTTTTTCTTGTGATTGTCAACAAAAACTTCGGATATGATGTTTAAGTCACTGTCACTTGATTTAGGATATACCTTTTTGAAGTAGTCTTTAATCTCCTTAGTCTTAGGAGACTCTTTCAACTTACTAACACGGTCACGGATATGCGGAATCCATTGATGAAACTGTTTGCCGATACCCGGGCTTGCAGCACACAACATCAACCATTGTAGCTTAGGATGCTTCTGTACATTCTCATTGAACATATACTTGTTAGCATGATATTCAGTGCTTTGCAGATAATAAGATTGAATGTCCTTACTACCTTTAACTGCACTAATCCAATGTATCATCATGAATGGCACAAACTTCTTTTGCTGTTCGGGAGTCAATCTATCATAATACGAATAGTCCTTCTTGTCAATAGCCGCAATGGCTTCAAAAAGATCAAATTCAATCTTTTCAAACTTTTCGTCTGCTGATAGTTTCTCTTTAGCCATCGTCTTTATCTGCTCGTTTAGCTTCTTTTTGGGCTCTCTTAAGAACACGCTGTAGCTGATCATAATCTTGCATGACTTGAATCAATGCTTCTGCATCCTTTTTAGAAAATATCATCTTGAGATTTTCTTTTTTTCCCTTGAAATGGGAATCGTCTTTTTGCGCAATATGCCAGTGTTTAATCCTTGACCAGACTATACCTCGTGCATTTTTAACCCTAGCCATTACGCTTTTAGTGCCTCAATTGCAAGAATGTGTTCGACTGCCTTACCCAACTCTTCACCGTGGTTAACGATTGTCAAGCTAGGTCCGTCACCGTCTTTAAAACGTTCCGACTTATAATGCTCAATAACAAATCCACCCGAAGCCGGATAAACAGTGAACCTCATGCTGGTCTTAGCATCAATATTATTGCTATGCACACTGGTCGGCTGATCAACATCTGTGCGGGCATCTTCCCATGCTTGACGAACCCAACCATTAAACTTCTTTTTAAACCAACCCATCTTCTTTTCCTTCTCTTTTTGTACCAACCGAGTTCTAGGAGTACTAAGCCTAAATACACCAGCACTAGGAGGAGTTCTAGCTATCGTTCTGTTATACTTTGCTTGACCCAATGATTGCCCTGAGGACATTAATAATCTTTCTCAACTAGAATAAGCTGGAAATCAGAACCTTTACCATCAGTTGAACTATCACCTAAATCTTCAAGCTCTTCTCCGGCATAAGTCAATCCAGTAACAAGTTCCCAGCCATCATAGTCACCAGTAGTGATTACAAGCTTCTTAGGGTCAAACGCTTCGTCTTCACATTCAAACGAAAGAAAGTGACCCTTTTCAATGCTCTGCCCAATGAAATAAACGTCACCGTCTTCAAGAGTTTCCTGAGGAAAAATCTCTTCGGTCTGTTCTGTATCTGTACCAAGCTCAAAGAAAGCATGAGCAGTCAGTGCATCATAGATGACAGTATCGTTTTCATCCATTACAGTGATATAACAATCTTCTAGTGAAGGACCAGTGTGGTGTGCAAGGTCATCACATTCATGCCATTCGCCAGGGTGAAACGGACGAATATCTTCGTCAATTTCTACATCGTTTTCTTCAAAGAACTCGTCATTCCAAGCATAGTCCTCAAAATCAATTTCATGTTCTTCAACAATATCATAGAATTCACGCTTGACAGAACCGATTACTACTTCGCCGCCGCGACCACCAATTTCAATTTTGTACTTCATTCTTCTTGCCCTTCTTTTTTGAAATGGAAATTTCAACGTTTGGATACAATGTACGAATTACACCCATAACGTCTGACTGCTTGTTCTTCTTTTGAAAAGTCTTGATAATTGTTTCAGTAATCATTATTTTTCCTTTGATTTAGTTCACTAAGAATGTAAGCGTAGAGTACTTGACTTCCTGCCCAAAAAATACCGAGAGCAAGAAAAATTATTAGCCCGACAATTATGAAAGGCATAAGAATCCAAGATAAAACTACTGCTAAAAATGCAATTAATTTGTTCATTATCAGAACACCTGACTATAATCTACTACTTCACAATTTCTACTAATCTCCTTAACAAAGTAGATACAACGTGGTTGCTCCCCTTCATCAATCGGTACACACAAAAACTGACCATTTCTGAGTCTAGGTGCATACCAAGTAACATCAGGGTAGATATCTAAAATTTCAATAGGAAGAAATGAGGGGGAGAATGAAGTTCGCGGATTAAACTGAAAAGCATTGAATCCCCTATCGTTCAAACTAGAAAGCGGTAATGTTTCTAAATCGCCATGTTCTTGTTCTCCAATCAATATCTGCCAATCTATTGGCATCTTAATAACCTTATCAGCAACCTTAATTACTAATGCAGGACTATTGAATGATTCTAAAAAGATCAACGGAATGAAGTGATAATCGACATTTGCCGGGGTAGAATTATCTAGAATTGCAAACAGCAAATCATCGATTTCATCTGGAAGTGTTTCCAGATTATAGCTTTCGTTTTCTAAAGTAAGTATTCTCATGCTACAATCATAGCATCTATTTTGTGGTATGTCAACATATTAATAATCCAATTTCTCTATAGTGAACGGGTAGTTTGCTTCTTTGTAAAACTGCTTGCGTTGCGTTAAGTGTCGCTTAGCAAACTTACAAGAACTAGTAACGTCCCAAATTTGAACATGTTCCTTGTCTTCTGCTTTACGAATACCTCTGCCTATCGACTGAATAACTCGTACAAACGACTTACCAGGCTCGATAAGAACCA